TTTAACTACATGGAATCAGTTAATATGGGAATATCCCGAAAGAGGAAATTACACAGATGAAGATCAACCTTTTTCTTGGGTTCATATTTCTTACATAGAAGAAAATAATCCTAAAATATCTTCTCTTTCTTCAGAAAAAGAAAATCTTCATGAATCATATAAAAATGAATTAACTAATAGAATAGGGAATTATACTCATGGTATAACCTTAGCAGATGAAACCTTAATATAAAATGACATATATACCTACACCACCACAAGATTATAATGGTAATCAAGTAATAGTAAATTCTGATAGATTACTATTTAATGCTAAACGTGATAGTATTTTATTATTTTCAGATAAAGTTATAGGATTTAGTACTAATGGTAGTTTTCATTTTGATACTAGTCCAGATAAAGAAATAAGTAAATTTATAGTTAATTCTCCTAATATATATCTAGGTTTAGACACAAATAATACTTTACCTACTCAACCTGCAGTTTTAGCAGATGATTTAATTACATCTTTAACAGATATACTTCGTATGATTGAAACAATATATGCAGATATAGCATTTCAAGTAGCTTTTTTAAGCACTACAGATGGTACTCTTACAGGTCCTAATAATAAAAATGTTAGATTACTTCAAAAAAGACAAAGAGAAATTAAAAGAAAAATAGAAAGTTTAGAAGATATAAAAAGTAAAAATACAAAATTAGTATAAAATGGCAACACAATTTGTAAGAAACATAGGAGGAAATTTAGATTCACTTATAGGAAGAGCAGAAATAGAGATTAGAAATGAATTAAAGAAAAAATTAGATGAACAAAAAAATAAACTTCCTACCCCTAAAGACTTATTAGAAGAATTAGGAATAATCCCTAATTCTGAATCTTGTAGTGAAAAAGGAATGGATAAATTTGAAGAAAAATATAATAAAATAAGAGATAAGTTAACTAGTATAGAAGATAAACTTAAAAATGTTCAAATAAAAATGTCCCAAACAGAAGAAAATTTAAGTAAAATTATAACTGGAGAAGAAGGACCTGTTGGTCAAGTACTTGAATTAAAAAATAATATTATTGAACCTACAATATTACCTGTTCTTCAAGGAATAGTAATAGCTATTCCTATTGCTTTATTAGCACTTCCTACTCCCCCTCCAGGATTTCCTGGTCAACAAGAATTTGTTAGAAAATTAACTTTAAAATTAGCAAGAGCCTATTCTAAAGTAAAAGAACTTACTGAATTAGTAGCAATGATAAGTTTTATGATATCTTTTTATCAACAAAAAGCTATTAGAGTTTTAGATCCTCTTAAATTATTACTTTCTAAATTAAATTTTATTGTAGAAGAAATTGCTAAATTTAAAGCTTTTTTACATAGTCTTTTTCTTCAATTTACAGGAGAGTGTGATGCATTACAAAACGCAGCAAATAATTCTACAGGTAATAGTGATAATTCTATAATTCCTGACCCTACTGGTCCTACTCCATTACAAGAATATTTAGATTTATTAAAAGACCAATATGAAGATGTATATAATGTATTATTAGAATCAAATAATAGAAAAGCTATAGAAAGAATATTTGCTATTAAAGAAAATTTAGAAGAAGATTACAATATTAGTTTTAAAGTTATTAATCCTTAAAACTAATTATATTTATAACATATAATAACAATTAAAATATGAAAGCACAAGTATTTGAAAAATTAATTAGAAAAATAGTTAGAGAAGAAATTGATTATGCTTTACGTAGAGAAATGAAATCTCTTAAAGAAGATTTACGTGATGAATTAAAACCAACTATAATAGAACAAACAACCTCTTCTACATCTCCAAATACAAATAATAAATTAAAAGAAAATATAATGGGTAAAAATCCTTTTAAAAAACAAAATTTTGTAGGAAATAGTACCTTAAATGATTTATTAAATGAAACTGCTCAAGGAGATACAAATTTAAATGGTAATATATCTCCTGCTTCTATGATGGAAAATTTTAGTACTGTAGAAGGAGTACCAGAAGCAGCAGTACCTACTGAAGTAGCAAATGCTGTAAATAGAGATTATAGTAGTTTGATGAAAGCTATAGATAAAAGAAATAATAAATAAAAATGGCTATAGTACAAGGAATTAAAAGAATAGATCCTTTAGATCTTAATAAAAATGTTACAATAGGGGTAGCTTTTCCTTTAGATGAAAATAATATGTTTAAAGGAACTAATACTGTTGCAGAACAAATAAAAGCTAATTTAATTAATCTTCTCCTTACAGTACCTGGAGAACGAGTTAATTTACCTAATTATGGTGTAGGGTTAAAAAACTTATTATTTGAACAAAGTGTAGATTTAGAAACCTTAAAGGAACAAATAATCTCTACAACAAACAGATATATTCCTAATATAAAAATAAAAAATGTACAAACAGGAATGACAAAAGATGAACATACTATTTATATAAAAGTAGCATATGTATCTACTTTAAATGGAGAACCAGATAGTATACAATTAAATTTTAATTAAAGATGGCATATAGTAAAGTATTTAATAGATCAAGTAATAAAGACATAAAATATATAAGTAAAGATTACAATTCTTTTAAAAATCAACTTATAGAATTTGCTCGAACATATTTTCCTAATAATTTTAATGATTTTAGCGAAGGAAACCCAGGGATGATGTTCTTAGAAATGGCTGCTTATGTAGGAGATGTTTTATCATTTTACACTGATACTCAGATTCAAGAAACTTTTATAACATTAGCTCAAGATAAAGAAAATTTATATAATATGGCTTATGCTTTAGGTTATAAACCAAAAGCTACTTCAGCAGCTAGTGTTACATTAGATTTATCCCATTTAGTTCCTTCAAAATTAGTTGATGGTGTATATGTAGAAGATTATTCTTATGCTTTAAGAGTTAAAAAAAATTCATCCTTTATATCACAAGAAGGACCTTCTTTTTACACTACAGAAGATTGTAATTTTGATTATTCTTCTTCTTTTAGCCCTACTACTTCTAGTATGTTTCAATTTGATAGTTCAGGTAATCCAGAATATTTTTTATTAAAAAAAAGAGTTCCAGCTATTTCTGCAACAAGAAAATCCCAAACATTTACAGTAGGAAGTCCTGAAAAATTTACTACAATTACTTTATTTGATACAGATGTTCTTAATATAGAATCTATTGTAGATTCAGATGGTAACGAGTATGAAGAAGTAGATTATTTAGCACAAGATACTAAATTTGAAGAAGTATCTAATTCAGCAACTAATGATCCTACTTTAAGTCAATTTAGTGGTGAAACTCCTTATTTATTAAAATTAAAACAAGTTCCTAGAAGGTTTATAAGTAGAGTTAAACCAAATAATCAAGTAGAAATTCAATTTGGAGCAGGAGTTAGTAATAGATCAGATGAATCAATTATACCTAATCCTGATAATATTGGTCTAGGTATAAAAGACGGTAGAAACGATTTAGATAGAGCATATGATCCTTCTAATTTTCTATACACTAAAGCATATGGTCAAGCTCCTTCAAATACAACTCTAACAGTAACTTATACAGTTGGAGGAGGAATTGTATCAAATGTAAATTCAAATAGTATAACACAAGTAGGAACTTTATTACAAGAATTTAAACCTAATTTAAGTGTAGGTATGAGAAATTTTGTAATATCTTCTTTATCTCCTAATAATATAGAACCTGCTAGAGGTGGAGGGGATGGAGATACTATTGAAGATATAAGGTTAAATACTATTGCTAATTTTTCTACACAACAAAGAACAGTTACTAGAGAAGATTATATTGTGAGATCTATGTCTATGCCTCCTCGTTTTGGATTAGTAGCAAAAGCATTTATAACTCAAGATGACCAAATATCTCCTTTGTCAACAGAACCTAATAGAATACCTAACCCTTTAGCATTAAATCTTTATACTTTAAGTTATGATGCAAATAAACATTTAACCTCTTTAAATACTGCTACTAAAACTAATTTAGCTACTTATTTAGAACAATTTAGAATGTTAACAGATTCTATTAACATAAAAGATGCTTTTGTAGTAAATTTTTCAGTAGATTTTGTAATTACGGTTTTTAAAAATTTTAATAACGAAGATGTTTTATTGCAAGCTATTACTGAATTAAAAAATTATTTTAATATAGATAATTGGCAAATAAATCAACCTATTATAATATCAGATGTTAAAAATACAATAGGAGCTATTAGAGGAGTACAAACAGTAGAAGAC